TACCGTTTATTGATCTTGCTATAGAATGGAAAAATTAATATGAAAGCACCTATATTTACAGAAAGAATACCTTATAAGCCTTTTGAATATCCTGAGTATTATACTGAGGGTTGGTTAAAACAAGCTCAAGCATTTTGGTTACATACTGAAATACCAATGAGTGGTGACGTTAAAGACTGGAACGAAAAGTTAACTCCAGAAGAAAAAAACTTAGTGGGTAATATACTATTAGGTTTTGCACAAACAGAATGTGCAGTGTCTGATTATTGGACACAAAAAGTCGTATCATGGTTTCCTAAACATGAGATACAGCAAATGGCTATGATGTTCGGCTCGCAAGAAACAATACACGCTGTAGCTTATAGTTATTTAAATGAAACACTTGGACTCGAAGATTATGAAGCATTTTTACATGAACCAGCTACGTCTGCTCGTTTTGATAACCTTGTTGCATATGATGGCAACGATCCCGTGGGTATCGGAAAGTCATTGGCTACCTTTTCTGCTTTCGCAGAAGGAGTTTCTTTATACTCTGCTTTTGCCGTTCTTTATAGCTTTCAGTTACGGAATCTACTTAAGGGTATCGGACAGCAAATGAAATGGTCTGTAAGAGATGAAAGTCTACACAGTAAGATGGGCTGCCAACTGTTTAGACATATGTGTTCACAAATACCAGGATTAAAAGCCGAATGTGAACCACATATATTTGAAGCAGCTTTAACAATGCACAATGCTGAAATGACTTACATTAGTAAGATATTTGAGATGGGTGATATAGAAGGTATAACACAATATGATCTTAAACATTTTATTAAGAAAAGAGTTGGTGACAAGCTTGCAGAGTTGGGTTACACAACTAAAAAGTATAAACAATGGGACTTCACGTTTTATGACCCCAAATGTATTGAAAATATGTCTTGGTTTGATCATCTTACCGGTGGTCATACCCATACAGATTTCTTTGCGGTTAGGCCAACTGATTATAGTAAAGCTAATGAAGGTGAAGATTTCGAAGATATATGGTAATAAATAAATATAAAAGGTTTCTTGTTGAAAGAAGAAGACAGCTTGGACCGTTTGAAAGAATGGCAACCCGTATTGGATATATGGGTGCCGGACTTTTAGTTGCTGCTCAATGGACATTAGAACCTTGGTTATATATAATAGGTTTTATTTGTGTAATGATACAGACAGGATCAAGAAAACAATGGAACCTAGTGGCATTAAACCTTAATGGTTTATTTGCTTGGATAAAACATTTAATAAGTAGTTTATAATGTGGAATAACAATTGGAAAAAAAATATAGATTATCCTGGTTGGGGTGATACAGATGTATATAAGAAAACAATATCTGGAGGTTATTTAGTTAATGGTGAATCACCAAGAGATGCTTATATGCGTGTATGTACAACTGTAGCGAAACGTTTAAATCGCCCAGAACTATCTGAAACTTTCTTTGAATATATATGGAAAGGTTGGTTGTGTTTAGCTTCTCCTGTGTTATCTAATACAGGTACAGATAGAGGATTACCTATATCATGCTTTGGTGTTGATGTTGCAGATAGCATCTATGATATTGGCATGAAAAATTTAGAGATGATGTTGCTCGCAAAACACGGCGGAGGGGTTGGCATCGGACTTAATATGATTAGACCCGCCGGTGCAAATATAACTGGAAATGGAACATCTGATGGAACTGTGCCGTTTTGTAAAATCTACGATAGCACTATACTTGCCACGAATCAAGGATCTGTCCGAAGAGGAGCTGCAAGCGTTAATATTAATATTGATCACCCCGACTTTGAAGAATGGTTGGAAATACGTGAACCTAAAGGAGACATTAATCGTCAATCGCTCAACCTCCACCAGTGCGCTGTGGTCGGCGACAAGTTCATGCGAAGACTTGATAACGGAGATAAAGAAGCGAGGAGGTTATGGGGTAAATTACTTCAAAAACGTAAAGCAACTGGAGAACCTTATATCTTATTTAAGGGAAATACAAACAAAGGTAACCCAGACGCTTATAGAAAGCACGGTTTAAAAGTACATATGACAAATATATGTAGTGAAATAACATTACATACAGATGAATCTCATAGTTTTGTTTGCTGCTTGTCGTCATTAAATTTAGCAAAATATAATGAATGGAAAAACACAAACCTTATATACGATAGTATATGGTTTCTTGACGGCGTGCTCGAAGAGTTTATACAAAAGAGCAAAGGTAAAGTTGGTTTCCATAACTCTGTTAGGTCTGCCGAAAAAGGTAGAGCCCTTGGTCTTGGAGTTCTTGGGTGGCATACTTATTTGCAGGAACAGGGTTTACCATTCGAAGGTTTATTATCACAATATGAAACAAGAAGAATATTTAGTCAAATCAAAATTGAATCGGAAAGAGCGAGTATGGCTTTGGCTGAAGAATTTGGGGAGCCGCTTTGGTGCAGAGGTTCGGGATTTAGGAACACTCATCTTAGAGCTATTGCTCCTACTGTTAGTAATAGTAAACTATCTGGTAATGTCAGCCCTGGTATCGAGCCTTGGGCTGCTAATGTATTTACGGAGCAAAGTGCTAAAGGTACTTTCATACGTAAAAATCCAACACTTAAAAAAATATTAAGAAAACATAAATTAGATAATGAAGTAATATGGAATCGAATACTAAAAGACGGAGGGTCTATACAAGGTTTAAAACAATTAGAGAGCGTTACACATGGGCCTCACGACATACCCGTCAAAGAAATCTTCAAAACTTTCAAAGAAATTAATCAATTAGAATTAGTTAATCAAGCTGGCATAAGACAACAATATATTGATCAGTCAGTTAGTTTAAACTTAGCTTTTCCAGCAGTAGCAACGCCGAAATGGTTAAATAAAGTACATATGGCTGCATGGAAAAAAGGAATTAAAACATTATATTATATGAGAACCGAATCTGTATTGAGAGGCGATATTGCTGATCAAGCTATGGATGAAAATTGTTTAGCATGCGATGGATAAAATAACAATAGAAAATATATTAGAACCTATTAGCACACAAAACTTTTTTCAAAATTACTGGGGTAAGCAACACTTAGTAATAAGAAGAAATAAATTTAAAAATTTATTTACGTGGGATGATTTAAATAATTATTTAAATAGATACCCTAATGTTAAAAGTTTACAAATAATAGAGGGCACCGATAAAACTAAAGATGGTAGATGGTGTTTAGATAAAGTACTTAAAGGTAAATTAAAATTACCATTATTAAGTAAAGAACAAGTATTTGATTTTTGGAAAAACAAAAATAAAACATTTGTTATACCTTTTGCAGAATATGAAAAACAAGATTTAGTTGATGTTTGTTTTGAGTTTGAAAGATTTTTTGGTAGAGGCCAAGTAAATGTTTATGCTTCGCCTAATGCTAATTCAAAATCTTTTCCAGCTCATGCAGATGCAACTGAAAACTTTTTATTTCATACGGAAGGCAAAACTAAATGGACTATATATAAAGAATTTACTCCAGATAAACCTAAAACAATTATAGATGAGTTTATTTTAGAGCCAGGTGATTTATTATATATACCTTCTTATATGTATCATAAGGTTGACACTATAGGGCCAAGAATATTATTAAGTATACACTTTAGTAATAAACCTGATCAAACAATAGAAAATTTTAAGATAACACCACATTCTCAAAATAAAAGATCTAAGTGGTATAACTGGTCACCTTATAAAAAAATTAGAGTTGTTAAAAAGGTACAACACGTTAAATCAAATAAATCAAATTGGTCAAAGCCATATTTTAAAGAAAGTAAATAATGAAAGCAGGAAAAATTTGGGGAAAAACAGAAATGATACACAAGAATGGTGTATTAGAATTTCATAGAATAGAATATAATAAAGGATTTAAATGTTCAGAACACGAACATAGATTTAAATGGAACGGATTTTTTGTAGAGTCCGGCGAAATGCTCGTAAGAGTTTGGCAAGACGATCAAGGTCTTGTTGATGAAACAATATTAAAAGCAGGTGATTTTACTATGGTTAAGCCAGGTAAATTTCATCAATTTGAAGGATTAAAAGATGGTATAGCTTTTGAATTATATTGGGCTGAGTTTAATCACGATGATATAAACAGAAGAACATCAGGTAAAAAAATATAAAATGAGAATATTTATAGGACACGACTCAAGATACACAGACGCAACAAAAGTTTGTGCACAATCAATTAAATACTATTGGCCAGAAGCTGATATAACTTGGTTAGATAAAGCTGCGCTAATAAAATCTGGTATATACGGAAGAGAGGATGTTGAGGGTGAATCAACAGAATTTTCTTTTACAAGATTTTATGTGCCTCTTTTATGTAACTATAAAGGTATTGCAATGTTTTGTGATAATGACTTTTTATGGAAGTGTGATCCAAGACAAATAAGAAAATATGTAAATCAAGGTCAGCCAATGGCTGTTGTTAAGCATGATGATTATGAAGCTGAAGGCAATAAAATGGATGGCGTACAAAACAAATCATATCCAAAAAAGAATTGGTCTAGCTTAATGTTATTTAGGTGTAATCAATTTGAAAAAAAATTAACTAAAGAATATTTAGATAATGCAA